TCTAAAGTACCTTCACTCATTTGTTTTAATGAACCCATTCCACGAGATGATACACCTACTGTTACATTATTTTCAATAAGTGCTTTTAGAATATTTCCAGATACAGTAGGTAATATTTCTATTTTACCAATTACTTTATCTCCATCCCACCAGCAATCTCTAATAATGTGGGATACATTTTTAAGATTAATAATAGAGGATTCAGGATGATCTAATTCACCTGTTGCTCTATTTTGTTTAATAACTTCTTGATATTTATCAATTTCTCTTTGCCATAACTCTTTTGGATAATATCTACCATTACCATTTTTAACTTCAGCTGTAGCTAATGTACCTTTAACCATAGGATTACCTGATGGTGCTTTCACTCCCTCATAAAGTTGTTGAGGAGATACTGAAAATGGAATGGTTTCTATTAATACTTCTTTCATTATTTTTTATCTAAATCACCGTAACCACTTGCTTTATGTTTACCTTTTGGTGCTTTAGGTTCTGCTGATGTTTCTAGGCCAATTCCTTTAACTCCAAACATACCATTTTTAGCATAGTAGTTAACATCTTTAGCCATATTTTTAGCTACAATAGCTTTTAACTCATCTACTGTTTTTTTAGCATTTTTTGGATCACCCATTTCAGCTAAATAACCCATTAAAAATGATTGACCATAAACATTATCAATGTTCTTTTTATCTTTATAGTCATAATTTTTAGTTTCTAGGTCAAGTACTTCTTTTTCAGTTTGTTTATTATGAGCTTTAACTTCAGCTTCAAATATTTTAAACCAATCTTTCTTTTCTTGAGTTTCAACTGTATTTTCAGCTATAATGCTCTTACCCTTTAAAATACTAACTGTTTGATCAAATGTATTATGTACAGTTATATACTCAGGGAATTGATTCATGGCTTGTTTAAGGAAGAAGTTTTTGTCTCCTTTGCCTTCTTTAATTAAATTATATTGTTGTTGTAGCGTTGCCATATGGTATAAATATTATAATTTTTAAATAGATATTGAGCCAGCAGGAACTGCTCCTACTCCTCTTAAGTTTAATGTGTTTGCAGGTATATCATCTTCAGGAACAAAAGTTAAAGTAGTACTACCAGATGGAACTACTACAGAGGCTATATAATCACTTTGTATTAACCCAAATTGTCCTGTGTCTAAAGTAAATGATCCAGAAGTACTTTTAGAAATATGAGTCTCATATAAACCTTGGTTGTTTGGTACTGTTTCTAAAGTAAAATAACTTGTAGAAGATAAAGGATTATCAATAACAAAGTCTAAAGTAGTACCCGCACTAACAGTTGATGTTAATAACAAATTACTTTGGGTCACTGATACATTTAGAGTTGCCATTAGTCTTTAAATAGTTCTATTAAATCTTTTAAATAATCTTGTGCTAAATCAGTTCCATATACAACAGAAAACGAGTCTGGATTTTGTTTATAATAATCCATTGTTTTATGTTTTGCTTGTTGCATTAATGTAACTAATTCATTTAGTTGTTTTTCAATTGTATCAAATGCTAATAAACGACCACCAATAAATTTCTTATTAGAGTCTTTATTTATACTAGCATCTTTTAGATATGTTTCAACATCTGTGTCTTCCCAAAGTTGTTTAACTTCAATACCTTTAGCTGCTTTATTTAAAGCTTTTCTATCAACTAATTTGTATTTAAAATTTTTAACATAAGTGCTATTTGTAACACCTTCAGGACCAGCTTTAGGACCAGGACCAAATGTTGCTCCAGGACCTTCTTCTATTTTCTTTTTTTTCTTTTTACCAAAAGCATATTTAGTAGCATAATTAGCTCCTTCAGTACCAGAAGTAAAGTGAGCACCTCCTGCTCCTCCTCCTGTCATACTCATTTCATCTAATAAATTTTTAATAGTGACATATTGCTCAGGATATTCCTTTCTAATATGTGTTCTAAATTTATTAAATACATCACGGACGTCTTGAGCTAACACTGACAATTTAGGATCAGCTTTACCATCTGATGTTTTAGATAAGTCTGTTAAAGCTTTAACTGCTTCAGACATTTCTTTTAAAGCATCTCCAAAGCTAGCTAATTTGATTATTTCATGGTTTATATTACCAGTTTCATTATTAACATTGACTGCTTTAAAGTAAGTACTTAAAGTATCATTAAAAAAGTCATTTTTAAAGTCAACTTTACCATAACGTCTTTCAATCCTAGATATTAACTCAGGATCAACATCTTTAGGTTTAAGTACTCCGTCAGCCTCTTTTAATTTATACTTGTAATTAGTCATGAACTTTAGTTAATTCTTCTAACAATTCAAAATATTGCAATAAATTAACTAAATTATCATTACCAACATTGGCTGTTTTACTTAATGGAGAAAGTAAATTAGTTACTTCATTTAATTTAATTTGAACAGCTTTATCAGTAACTTTTTTAGATAATTTATTTATTTCTTCTTTAATTTCTCCAACTTTACCATTATAAAAATCCCTTAATTTTGGAGTTGAATCTACTGAATTAATGAATTCTTTTAGTACTGTTTTTTGGTTATCATTTAATGACTCATATTTACCATTAAATTTTTCCAACATTACTTTGTATGTTAAAATACGAACATCTTTATCATATGATTTAAACTCCTCTAACAAATCATCTTCAACTTTTTGTTTTGTGATGTTTTTAGAAGTTAAATGCTCTAAAAGAGACATTTTATTGTCAATAATTTGGTCTGGGTTAGATAAATTATCACTATTATATACTTCAATTAAAGTATAAAGAGAAGCATATGCTTTATAATGTGGAAGTTTAGTTTTAAAAAATTCCTCTAAATTATAATGTGTTTTTACCTCATTAATTAAATTATATTTTTGTCTTTTTAAAGCACCTCTATTCAGGTTTTTAGAAGACTCAACAATTGTATTAATAATTAACTCGGCTTTACTTTCAGTTATATTTTTATGTTTGGAAAGAGTTTCATATAATTTATATTCTCTTCCTAATTCTGTGTTTACAAAGTATTTTTTTAAAATATTGGTTGCCTTTGAGTCCTTACCTGACAATGTATCAGAGGTAATTTGTCTGACTAAAAGTTCAAACAAAAGGCCCGTATTTTTATACTTAGAATGTTTTATATTCATTCCTGAGGTTTTGTTATAAATATATAAGGATTTTTACTTCTTTAAATTAGACTCATCTAATAAATCTTTTTTATCCTTATCTTTGTTAAAAACTATTTTTTTATCTAAACTTTCTATTAGCATTTTGTTTTTAGCTAAAATTTCCATTGCCATTGGTGAACCACCTTTGTAATTTGGTTTAATAGAACCTTGTTCATTTTCATTATCTGGATCAGTTAATGCTTTATTACCTAATCTATCTTTACCAAATGGTGATTCTTGTGTGTTTCTATTAGAAACTTTTTCCTCAGGTCTACCTAATGGTTTCTTTTCATCATATCCATCTGGTAATTGTGTAGCTTCATATCTACCTTTACCATATAGTGAAGCTAAATCATGTGGTGTACCATAAGACTTACCTGTTTCTAATGGGTCATTTCCTTCAGCCTCAATTTGAGATAATCTAAACTTACGTTTTTGGTCTTGAGCGATCAAATCTCTCATTTCCTCATATTGGTCTTGACTGAAGTGGAATATGTTTTCATAAATATAATCACTAGATACCAATTTAGTCTCCATCATTTGAGATGCTAAATCCATTTTTTCTTTCATCAATGCAATTCTTTCTTGATCATAGATGATTGAAGGTGTAGTTAGTGATAATTCAAAATTAGCTAAATTTTCAGCTGTATAACCTTGTGTATACAAATGAACTAAAGCAATTTTATATAATTCAGACAATACAATTCTTTGTAATCTATCAATTGTACGAGCAAATCTAATGTCTTCAGCTGCTAATGTGGCTTTACCAGTTAAATCTTTTTCATAACCCATGTAAGCCTTAGGTATTTTAAGAGCAGCAAATAATTTATCTCTTAAATATTCAACATCAGCAATACCATCATATTGTAAACCAGGTGTAGTATCAATTCTAGTTGTTTGATCATTACCCCTAACTGGAATATAAAAGTCTTCCATTAGGTTTTGCATATTATATTTTAAATTATATTCACCAGTTTGATTATCCATTAATGGAGTACGTTTCATTGTGGTGATTGTTTTCTGCATGAAGTTTTCTACTTCATTTGGTGGAATAGAACCAACATTTATATAGAAAATACGTCTATCTGGTGAGCGAGATATTCTATGAATTAACATAGCATCTTCCATTAATGAATATTGTTTAAATATTCTGCGGGCTGGTTCAATATATGCTCTACCATATGGAAGATAGTTAACATCTGTCATTAGACGGAAATGAGCCATTTCATAATTCTCAAAAACAATTCTATCTTCTTCTTTTTGTTTTTGTTGAACATTAGGAACACCATAATAACCTGCTCCTCCTCCACCACTATAAAAACCTTCTGGAGAGTATACAAATCTTACAGCATTTGGATGTTCAGGATCATATTGTTCTTGTCTTTCAATATGATAAGCTGTATATGGTATTACATTATATACACCAAACTTTTCAGCAATTTCTAGTTTTAAGAAAAAGTCTCCAAACTTACACATTTGGCGGATCCAAGACCATAAATTAAACTCAATATTTAATACGTCATAAAATAAGTTATAAAGTATTTGTTGAATATCTTCATCATTTGATCTAATTTGAAGCACTTCTCCAAACTCATTTTTTAAAGTACTTTCTTCAGCTATTATATCTAAGGCAGAGGCTACAATAGCGTCATTATCCATTACATCATAGTCTGAGTATATAAACGTTCTTAGATATTGATAGTTAACATTTAATTGTTGACCATAAAGTGAGGTTGATGATGGTGAATAGATTCTGTTATATCTATCCATTAAAGAATTTGTAGCTATATCACCTGATTTTTGTATGCTATCTACGTCTAGAACTTTAAGCTCATTTCCACCCTGATTTCTTATAATAACATCAGTTGAAAAGAGTCGTTGTAAACGTTTAAATAATGTAGTATCTGCCATAGAAATATATTATAAATATTATAAAAGCCACTTAATATTTTCTTCTCCATCCTTAGTTTCCATTGAATAAGGGTTAGGAATGTTGTTAACTCCATAAGCACCTTTAAATGGTGTATTTCCTTTTGAAAAATTTCCTAATGATGCTCTAGTCATATCTTGTGAATGTTGTTGAAATTTAAGTGACGTGTCTCGTAGGAACATACTAATCCCAAATGACATAACCAAATCATCATTGTATCCTGTTTGAGCTTCTGGTCGTCCATTTTTCCAAATAAACACTTTCATTTCCTCTAACAAGCGTTTTGAATGAATAGTTACACTCCTATCACCAACATATTCTCTAAATTTGTTAATTACTAAAGGTCTTGTTCTTAATGACATAGTAAAACCAGGAGTCATATCTGAATT